CCCGCCGTACTCGAAATAGCAAGACAAGAAATTTCTCTCCGCTATCTGTTGAAGCTCGTTCAGCCTTGTATTATTGGGCGTCTTGTAGCCCATGGACTCCAAGCAAGGCACTAGGATATTGATATTAGCGTATCCCATGCTCCAAGGCGTATTGGACATCGTCCCCATGTGGACAACAATCCTTTCCGGAACCTTGCCCTTTTTATAGGGGGGATGCCTGTCCTTATATACAGGTATGCCGTAATAGACCTCCTTGAGCTTACGGTAAAGCAAATCCTTTATATCCTCGGTGGACATCATGGTTTAAGCAATTCTTTTATCTCTATCATAGCGCTATCCATAACGTCCAGCCCCTTGGCATTGACATAGCTAGCGTACCCCATACCGGCTACAACCACCATCGTATAACCATTCTTGGCAGAAGTTGCCAGTTCCGTAGCTAGCTTACGTCCCTCCTCGCTACCCAACGTTCCATCTCCGCTAGGCCCATTAGCCCAGAAATCGACATCCTTACCCTCCTTGGTGGTAAACTTAGCTCTTTGCATGTTAGGTCCGAACCCCGCAACTTTCTTGAAACCACCCTCCCTGATAACCTTGCCGTTATAGGCTAGCACATAGCCTATCGAGCTTCTAAGGTTTCCAGTCCTATTCACATATTGACCGCTTTTGACAGCCTTTTGGATAGCGGCCTCACCCGTTTGGACAAGTTTATTTATCACCTTATCGTCCAAGGATTTCAATTCCTGTTCCAAATCAGACAAATCAAACCTGACCTTTATATCCATATCTCTGAATAGTTTAGAAAGTTACACATACGAGGCTTCAAAACCTCGCCTTCACCACGTATATTACCATCTTGATCCAAGACCCGGACCATAGTGCCTATAGGAATAAGATGTTTTCCCTTAATGACAACATGATAATCATAGACACGCATTTCACCGCCTACTCCAATCAGCTTACCGGCTCCGTTATCATCGCACCTACATGTTGACACTAGCTCCCAACATTCCGATCCCGATCCTTCCACAGGATTGCCATTATCGTCAATATCGGGTTCCTTGACAACTTTTCGTTCTAATATGTGAGGAGCGTATATCATAGCAATCTAACCGTAGCCTTTTCATTTAACTCGTCCTTTATCCCATTCTTTTTGCAAAGGAAGGAATAGTAAGATTTAACACCATTGATATCCCAAGCCATAGAGAACCCGCTTTCATTGACAGACGTAGCTCTCAATAGTAAAGATGGAATAAACCTAGCGATCGCCACAGAAACTCTAACATGGCAATCCTTGCACATCTCATCCTCTCCACTGACCTCAGCATTCAAACATATGTCCAAAAGGTCAGCTTCCGATAAATCGATACCGAAAGCTTGGAACCTTTGTCTTATGTAGTCATTTACCGTCATACAGCGTTCATTGTATCTAAGTCAATGATCACGATCTTATTTGGAGATGTATACTCCGGAATCCATTCCGCTCCGTATTCCATAAATCGACCCTCATCTGTACGGACATTAGAGATATACATACCTCCCTCTGAACGGGTATAGCTTTTGCCCGGCACAGGATCGGTTATTTCATATGGAGTATGCCATCTCATCTTGCCTTGCTTCGGTGTCGTGAACAGTGATATGCGGTTATCCTTAAACACTTGCTTGAAGCCTCCATCCGGTAATTCCACCAAATCTTCATTAATAACGATAGAAGGAAGCCCCAAACCTTGGAAGATAGTCGTGGCCATCTCGCTGGACATCAATCCAGAGGATAGTTGTACTTCTTTTTGGGCGAAGGATTGCTTATAAAATTCACCGAAATCGGACGATCCTACGATAGAATTAATGAATGTCTTCCGTGACATCTCCATAGATAGGAAAACTCCAAATTTAGTTCTCAACTCCACGACCTGATCCATAAGGTACTTTACGAAATGAGACTTATCCGAGGTTTGAGGAGTTATTTTATGAACAGGCAAAACCATGTCCAACAACTCTATTCCTTGAGGATTATCATCGACTTTTACGGAAGCCTTTCCGTCGGAGCGCAAATCACCATCCACGATATCCATGCGCTTATGAGGAGCAAGGAGAATCTGTCTCATATCATCCACAATATAAGCGATAATATCGTCCAATACGGTTCGCTGATCTTGCGTTCTTGAGGTATTGAATTTGGTAATAAGCTCTTGTAGCATATCCAAACGATCATTATCCATCTGATAACGATCTCCTAAATAAGCAACCTCCCCATACCCTGATCCAAGGGATTTACGCTCTCTCAATGGCTTATTTGAGTTCCGATCAATAATAGAACCCGCAGTAACGCCTGTTACCGTACCTAGATAGGTCTTAAACACCCTAGATTTAGTCTCCTCAAAATCAAGATGTTTTTTCCAGAAAATAGTATCTAGGCGAAGCGCTTGCACCCTGTCAATGACCGCCTTTACAATATTAGGGTCATTCAATAATGTTTGAATTGTCAAATACATAAATCCTCCTTCTTAATACGTGAACATAAATCTATCGCCCAATGACTCCTTGTCTTTATCCGAGATAGGGACAATCAGTCGGGTAGGCCTAATCTCATAGGCTTGTCCCACGGCTGTGATAGTGGCCCCATCCTCAACTTTCGTCCAAGCGTAATTCAGTGCCATAGCCATGGCCTTAGGAGTTTTTCCAGCAGCGGATGAAGCCTCAAACAACACCGCATCTTTTTTAGCCGCCAATGTGGGTGAGGCCGCCAATGTTATCGTGTCATATTCCAGTCCCGACTTATCAATAGCCTCTACGGTACCACCATTAGTTCCATTTCCCAAATGCATTCCTACGTAAGCCAATGAATTCTTATTTATTTTCAAAGAAGTTCCACCAGCTATAATTTCTTCGGCTACTGTCACGTTAATGACAACTTTTGCCGTTCTAGTTTTAAAATCTAGTACCAAGGGGGTACAAGGAGGAATATTCTTAACCCCCGATAGGTTAGATATATCCAAATTAAAACCGCCAGAATATCGATATACCGTATCATAACGGCACATCTCCGGCATATTAGGCTCAATCGGATTTAAATCATACTTAACACCTGCCGACATAATTTTATACCTTAAAATTTAACTTTGTTTCTTTATCTCTTCTGTACCTTTATTGATAAGATTCGCAATATCGTCAGAGTTCTTCTCTTCAGAGACACCGATCTCCGGAGATATTACGCCCGCTAATCCTGCATTGACAAATGTCTGCTTAGCGTCTTTCATAAAAATATCCAAGTCTGCATCTTGTGCGACTTTCAATATAGGGATGAGCGTTTCGGGAATGCCATACTCCTTAGCCTTAGCAAGAACTTGCTCTTGACGTGTAGCCTGAACTTTTTCCGCCTCAAGCTGAGTAAGCTTATCGGACAGGGGTTTTACAGCAGCATTTACCGCTTCAACCACCAATCTTGCGAGATCAGGCTTTTCATCTGTTTTTTCTTCTGGCTTAACTCCCGTTTTATTGCCCTTAGCTTTCAGCTCATCCAGTTCTTTCTTATAGTCCGAACCCTCTTTTCGTACTCTATCGAAATTCTGCTGGAAAGCCCTTAAAGCTGCTTCCTGCCCCTGAATAACAGTTGCGAGGTTCTCATCATTTACAAGCCCAGTTGCTGCCAAAGACTCAGCATACCCCTGAAGCACCTCTTCGCTTACACCATACTTCGAGGAAAAAGTTTGTTTTAAGCTCTGAAAAATCTTTTCTTTCATACCGTATGAATTTTGTTTAAAATCTTTGGGATAAAAGTAGCTGGAGTATATAATAGAATAAAATACCGAGAGGCATGGTATACAACAATGAGTTCATTGTTGTAAATTAATGATCATCATCACCATCACCGCTATTCTCTTCCTCTATTTCTTTAAGTACCTCATCCACCCTTTCCGCATTACCGGCAAATAAAATACCTTCTCTCCTACTCCAGATCTTTCCGTTTATCGCATTAGTAGCCGTATAAACCCTCTCATCTATATCATCGATCATATACGGAACCAGATCAACATCTATGTCTATTGTTTGTGACGCTTTCATAAATTGACTGGGATTGATATCTCCCATTGCTGATACTAAAAAATTAACCCTTCTCTGGAAAAACTCCCCTATTATCTCCGCATGGTTCGAAACCGCCATATGAGCTCCCATAAAGATATATCTAAAAGCCTTTCCTGATACGGCATTGCCTATACCTTTCAACTCTTGGGGAGAAATACGAGGTGTATTGGTCATATCATAGGCTCTATTAGTCAGTCCCTCAAGCTCTAGACGAACAGTGTCCGGGACTTGATTCCATGTTAAATATTGAGCGTTAGCCCCCGGTCCAGTAAGTTGAATCATACGATTCTTCCTCTTCCCAGAGAAGTTTTCTATGTCTCCGAACAACATCAAGTAAGGGAAGAAATGATAGTCTATACAATCGGCGTAATTAGATAAAACCTT